GTACATATAACTTTAATCTAGATATAGATGAGGTTATTCAGGAAGCTACTGAAATGATTGGTGGCGAGGATACGCTTGGTCATGAGCCAGCCTCTGCCAGACGATCCATTAATCTAATGCTTAAAGACTGGCAGAACAGAGGTATTCTTCTCTGGTCTACAAGTACAACGTCTGTAACAGTAGTGGCTTCAACAACTGCCTATGATTTAAGCAGTAGTATTATTAATGCTCTGGAGGTTGTTATCAGTAGAGATAACACAGATGTTCAATTAACTCGTATTTCTCCTGAAGAGTATTTAACTATACCCGCCAAGACTCAGACTGGAAAACCCAGTCAATATAGTATTCGCAAAGGAAGGGATAATCCGGTAATGTCGGTATGGCCTATACCAGAAAACTCTACCGACATACTTAAAATTGAAACGGTAAGCGAGTTGCAGGATGTTAATAAATCTGCTGAACAGAATGCAGACCTGCCTAAAAGATTTTTACCTTCTCTTACCTGTGGTCTTGCTTATTATATGTCAATGAAAAGACCTGGTGTTGATCCTAATAAGATTGGCATGTTGAAAATAAACTATGAAGAAACTCTTGGCAGAGCAATAGAAGAAGATAGGGAAAGAGCTAGTCTTTATCTTTTGCCAAAACTAGCGTATTATAATTAATGGCAACCCAGAAAAAAGCATTAGCTAAATGTGATACTTGTGGGTTTGTATATCCTCATAGGATAATGAGACTTAATAGTTATGGATTGCTGGTATGTCCACAGGACTTTGAAGGGCAGTATGATTTAAAAAATCATCCTCAAAACAAAGTACCGAATGTGAAAGATAACCCAGCCATTAAAAACCCAAGACCAGATAGTGGTGGCAGAGGGATTAAATGGAATGAGGTAGCTACTTGGATTACAGTTAATCCAATTACTTTAGCAGAAACAAGGCACACCACAAAGTGGGATGATGCCAATAAAAGTTGGGATTTAATATGACAGATATAACCGGAAAATTAATATCAAATACTTATAAACAAGTACTTCTTGTTAGTTCTTCCTCTTCAAACACTGGGGTAAGTACCTCTCTTAAAGCAGTACAGACAGGAGATGGATCTAATACTGCTTTAAATGTTGCTGTAAGTGCTGCTAAAGTTGGAGGCTCATTACATGTTACAGGCAGAGTATCTACTGATGATAACATATCTTCTCAAGAAAAGGTATGTGCATCCGCATTCTATGGTGACGGATCTAATTTAACAGGAATCACTGCCTCTGTAGGCGGTAATGTATCTGTCAGTAATATCACCGTTGGTGGTAATCTCTATGTTAGTGGAACTACCACTGTTGTTGGTGCTGCTCATCTACAAGCTGCTGTTTCAGTTGGAGGGGCGGCAAAGTTTGCTTCCACAGTAACTGTTTCAGGAGCCACTCATATTAAGTCAGATCTTTCTGTTTCTGGGACTGGAACATTTGGTGCCGGTCTGGTCGTAACAGGATCTATTAATGCAAGTGAAAATGTTTCTGTAGGTGGAACCTTCCTAGCTACTGGTGCCGGTACATTCAGTGCAAAGACAGAATTTAAGAGTGATGTGTCGGTTAGTGGCAGACTAGATGCAGCGGCATCTGTGTGTATAGGTGGTGTTCTTGATGTGGTAGGTACTGCCAATTTCTATGGTGATGTTTCGGTAAGTGGAAATGTATGTGCTGCTTATTTTTATGGTGATGGTTCTAATCTTTCCAATGTTGAGGCTGAGTTAGGAATTGCCACAAATGTTTCAGTATCAGGATTTCTAAATGTTGGAGGAAGTGTTTCTGTTAGTGGTCCATTTAATGTTGTAGGTGCTGCTACATTTAAGGACGATGTATCTGTATCTGGTAATTCAAACTTTGGCGGTAATGTCTCTATTGGCGGTACTTCTCAAATAACAGGAAATGCAAACTTTGATGGAGATGTCTCAGTTAGTGGTAATGTTTCTATAGGTACAAATCTAGGTGTTGGTGGAACTCTGGATGTGGCAGGTAATACCAGCCTTGGTGGAAATGTAACTATCAAAGGAGATGTCCATGTAAGTAGTAAGGTATGTGCATCTGCATTCTATGGTGATGGAGCCAACCTGACTAATGTTCCTATGAATATTACAGGAAATGTTTCGGTAACAAATCTTACAGTTGGTGGTAATCTCTATGTTAGCGGTACAACTACTGTAATTGGTGCAGCTATCTTTAATAGCACAGTAACTGTTTCAGGGGCTGGAACATTCAAGAGTGCTTTATCTGTAAGTGGTAATATAGACACAGCAGGTAATGTATCTGTAGGTACAAACTTATATGTGGGTGGTACGGTTACTATTGCAGGTAATACTACTATGACCGGAGATCTAGGTGTAGGCGGTACTTTCAGGGTAAGTACCAATGCTTCTGTGGGAGGTACTTTGGATGTTGCCGGTAATACTAGTCTGGGCGGCAATGTATCTATCAAAGGAGATGTTCATGTAAGTAGTAAGGTGTGTGCTTCTGCATTTTATGGTGATGGTTCAAATATCACAGGTATCCCAATTAGTGGGAATATCTCAGTAGGTAATGTTACCGTAGCTGGTAATCTCTATGTGAGTGGAACCACAAGTATCACAGGGGCCGCTGTTCTTAAATCTACAGCAACTGTATCAGGTAATGCCGGATTCCTGGGAACTATGCGAGTAAGTGGTAATACTTCAATAGGCGGTACTCTGGATGTAGCTGGTAATACCAGCCTGGGAGGTAATGTAACTATCAAAGGAGATGTGCATGTAAGCAGTAAGGTATGTGCTTCCGCCTTCTACGGTGATGGTTCTAACATTACAGGTATAGCTATTGCAGGTAATATTTCTGTAGGTAATGCCACAGTAGGAGGAAATCTCTATGTAGCTGGTACAGCCACGGTTTCAGGTAATGCGGCCTTTAACGGTCAAATAGCCCTGTCTAAATCAGCGGCAGCTTCTATACATACTACGGCTATTGATGGAGTAACTTCCGTTTCGCTTAATTTTGGGTCAGGACAGAACTTTTTAACTACGGTTACAGCGGCCCATACAATGGCAAGACCTACGAATTGCAGGACTGGACAAACAGGAAGTATTTTCTTCGTACAGTCTGGTGGTAGTGGAACTCTGTCTTGGAATGCTTGCTGGAAATTCCCAGCCGGTACTGATCCTACCTTCTCTACATCCAATGGGGCTGTGGATAGACTAGATTATATTATCGCTTCTATTTCCGGCGATAATACAGGTGAAAATATACAAGCAATTTTATCACAGGAATATAGCTAATGTTTAGTAATAATTTATTAATGGCAGCAGCAGGTGGCGGTGGCGGTTACGTCATTGAAGGCTCTGGCTTGTTTGATGGTGATAGCGGTTACGCTAACTTAACTACTGGGGCATCCGGTACGCCGAAGAAAGGTACAATCCACGTTGAGTTTAAGCGGTCAAAACTAGGCACCCTCCAATATCTTGTTGCCGCAGCAGCGACTGGCCCGGTTGATAATGCCTATATCAGTTTCACTACGGCAGATACAATCCGTATTGTGTGGCAAGATAGCGCAGATACGACCAAAATTGATTGGACTTCAACACAGGTTTTTAGAGACGTAGCAGCAACAGGTATTATTACCGTTACTTGGAACACTGATACAGCATCACCAACCTTCCAAGTATTTTACAACAATGCTGAAATTACAGCATGGACTAAAACCACTGATAGCCTTGCTCAAGATGATGTCAGTAGTTTCGGTGCTTCTGGAACTGATGTTGTAATCGGTGCCATTGGTATCAGTCATACTGGTTTTTTTGACGGCTATATTTCAAGAGCAATCTATCTTGATGGCGTAGTAGTCACTGATCAAAGTAATTTTGTGTCTGCTTCGGATGATGGTTATGTAGAAATTATCGATAACACCGGCACCTATAATGCCGAAGGCTGGAAAGTTGAAGGCGGCACCGACATGAACGCCGGAACGGATAGCTCTGGTAACGGGAATAATTTTAGTGTTACAGCGACCATCACAGCAACCAACGACAGCCCGACTAATGATGCTGATAATGATTATGGAAATTATTGCACCCTAGACCCCCTTCAACCTACACCGTGGTACACCCTATCAAAAGGTAATCTCTATGGTGGGTTCGCCTACGGCCCAACGAATGTTCGAGCAACCCTCGGCACTCTGCCGTTTCCCAAGACAGGTAAGTTCTATTTTGAAATGGAAGAAACTATTGGATCGGCGGCGTAC